AGTAGTGTCTTAATAACTCTCTGTTTGTTGTATTACTCATATTTACCTCTTTTTCTTAATTATGTACCCATTATACCAGCTCTTGGCAGGTATTGTCAAGGGTATAAGTGATTGATTTTATTGGTATTTACAAGTATTTTTAGTGGATTTGCTCTATTTTGGTGTCATTTTGGGTAAACCACATAGCAAAAGTAACCCTTTTTCCCTTAATTACCTCATTTACGCCGTGCTCATATGCACTAGGAAAGACGATTACAGACCCAGATAATGGTTTATTGGTGTAACCATATACAAATGTTTCTCCACCCTCAAAATCATCATTTAGGTAGGTTACAGCACTATATTCTCTACACCCCAGAACACTTTTATCTTGTTCTGTTCCTCTGGAGCCATTATCAACATGGGGTATCATAAAATCGCCCTCATTCCACAATACCATATCACTATGGGTTGGATATAGGGTTTTTTCGTATTCTTCTGATACTAGTAAAGTCAACACATCACGATAGGATATTAGGTAATTCTTGAATTTTTCTGGAATATCTTGTAGGAATATATTATTACCTTTTTCCCACGGCATGCCAGATTGTATTGAATTGTCTTTTTTGACATCTATCATATAATCTGCAATTTGACTGCAATCATCACTTAACAGGACATTGTCATAGACAATGATTTCTGGATAATCTACATATACTTTTTCAAAATTCATAACATATTATATTAGCTTCAAACAAGGATTGTCAAGGATTATCTTCTTCTTTTTTGTATTTCTCGGTCTATCCACCTTTTTGCTTGAGGATTAACCACTTTATTAGATAAAAGTCTTCTCACTCTTTTAAAACAAGCATCAAACAATTTACCATCTTTATCAACCTCATTGTTGTCTACTATAATGAAGTTTTTACCACCAAAGTAATTTTGAAACTTTCCCATGTTATTTTGTACTGCGTTCCATGAATCTTTGACTATACTATCTTTCAGAGTTCTTGCTCTTTTTTGATTATTTTCAAGTGCAACATCAAGTGATGTATTTACAAATATCATGTACACATCATATCCAATTTGTTTTAGGTCAGATGCTTGTTTTGTAATTTTATCATAGTCTTTTCCTGTGCCGTCTATCACTAATCCTAAACGACCCTCAACATAATTTATTCTTCTTTTGTCAGTTAATACTTTTGCTTTATCTCTCACTTTATCTCTTGGTATTAATTCATCATCTGGCATTTTCAAACTCAATCCTGCCTGCTTGAGAAGTCTTTCAAACGCCTCGTCAGAGTTAACTATTTTTAGTCCTGTACCACCTGTGGATTTTCTTACCACATATGATTTACCACTACCTGGCCCACCTGCCATAAAGAATGCTTTAAATATGTTGGGGTCGTACAGTCCTTCTTGTAATTGTTTTAGTGTTATCATTATCTTTTCTATAGTTATCTTTAGTTGTATTTAGGTCAAGTTTTCTTGTCCTTGATTGACTTAAAAAGTTCATACTTTTAATTTTGTTTTTAGCTTTGTTTGTCATGTTAAACTCCAAATTTTTGTTGATTAATCAAACATGATATAAGTTTACTATAGTTGCCTCCTTAAAAAAATTGTGTATGTAACATTCCCTTATCACCTTTAGGTTCTGTTCCATCTTTGTTTTGTGGTAGTTCTTGTGATATTGAATCTTTAACTAGTGTCATAGCGATTTCATGTTTTTTGTTTGGTGCATCAAATATGTGTCTTAATTTTGATATTAAATATCTTCCTGAATAATAAACATCAAATTTATCTTTGGTGTGTTCTGCTCCTATTACTGGCATATTGAATTCTACGATATCTCCACATGCTATGGTTGTATTGCCATTAACTTGCATAATAATACTTGTACCAGCGTTTAATTCCATAAACTTCGCCTTTCTTTTTAGATAAGTTTTTGATAATGCGTTAGGTGTGTATGGGTTTACCACTTCGTTTAAAGCATTTGTAATATAATGTTGAGCGTCATTCCCATTTATTGTTGCCGTAGGGTGTACATGTAATACTGAATCATCAAAATTACCTAAATTATTTCCAAACTCGTCTAGTGATACTTCGTTGTAAATAGGATTATCCTTTCCAGAATCGTTAAAATTTACTCTCTTATATTTATAAAAATCTTGAAAGTAATCGTGTCTATCAACACTATATGACTTACCTATTATGTCATGAGTTATCATTTTAGAGGCTAACATACCGCCTAAAATGTTGGCAAGTGTATCATTATTTGAATTTACTGAATAATCTATAACTCTAAAATATTCTTGTTCTATATTAGTTTTTTTATCTATTGTACCAACATCTCCAGCGTGATAATATCCTGTGGTTGCCTGTCTAAACAAACTTTCTACTGACCTAAAATGTATACCAAGTGTATTTTCATAAAATAAGTAATGTGGTGAACTGTACTCATTAGATTCTGCCTCTCTCATTAATCTTTTAATTGCATCAAATGGATGACTATTTGGAATAACTATTTTTCTAATATTTTTAGTTGGTTCTACAAAAAGTTCTTTACTAGTGTTAATATATTTTGCATTGTTTAATACATCATATACAATATTACTAACTGTTGATGTATAACTTCTAGAAATTCTTGTTCTTTGATTTCTTAACATTTCTGGTGAACAAAAATGTAATTGCACTACTTGACCACCATCTGCATCTATTTTGTTATCAATTTTAGTAACTGAAAATACTGTTTCTGTATAATTTATTGCGTGTTGTTCTAAACTAGGTGTTTCTATTTTTAAAGAAAGATAATCTTGTCCTGTAATTGGCATATTCATCAATATATTATTTGCATCTGTAAGTATAATAATACCTGTCATTGATGTTGAAAATATATCTTCAAATAAACTTAAAGAAATGTATGTGCGTGATAAGTCTAAAACATTACCAGATGATGACATTAATTTAAGTTCAGATACGCTATACTCACCAGCATAATTTAGTTTTGCCATTAAATAATACTCTCTTTCATTAAGGATTTAAATTCACCAACAAAAGATGGCACAAAACTAGGGTCTAATAATCTTATTTTTCTTTTTTTATCTTGTTCTTCTTGTTCGTGCTCATAATTAGTAATTGCAGTTGCTGTTGGATAGTCTGCATTACTAGTTCCAATATTAATTTTTTTAGATGTATCACCAGAAGATTGTGGTATTTCATAGTGGTGTATTCCATCTACATTATCATATTTGTCATTTACAAATTGTATAAATTGAGCCTCTGACATAGGCCAATCGTGGAATCTATCAGTAACATTATTTAATAATAAAATTACCCAATGTAATTCAGAATCACCATATAATTTGTGTGCAATAGATTCTGGTGTTTCACCATTTTTTACATCATAAGTATCATATAATGAAGTATTAGCTTTTACCTTTGCTCTAATACCTACACGCCTGAGTAGATTCTTAACATCTTTAAACTTGCCGTTGCCTTCTGCATCATATGGTATTGTAGGAAACTCTTTAAAATACATATTAGAAACCCTCTCTTACTCTTTCTCTTGTGATTAATTCTATCTCTATAAAGTTTAATGACATAGATGTTTCTACAGGTGGAGCACCAGCATCTGTTGATGAGGCATCAAAAGTTTTATATCTACCACCACCATATGTTACATCCATACTTTCTAGATAACAAGTAGAAACTTTATTTAAATAACTGTTTTCAGCATTTTGATACATATATTGTATGTCAAATGTGTTAGGAACTGTCATTTTTCTTCCTTTTGTATCACCCTCAAAAGATGGTAACATATTAAATTTAAATGCATAAATGATTTGTTTTATTTGGTCTGCCTCTGCTTGACTTCTTGGCATCATTTTAAACTCATATGTGAACTTTCTTTTACCTATTCCCTTAAATGCTAACTCCATTCTATCTGCAAAGATAACACCCTCTGCCATTTCTTTTGCTTCTAATGCACCACCAAAGCCTGGCAATTCTCCTATTCCTTTCAAACCAAGTCTTACTCCAGCTTCACCTAAATCACCTGCTTCCTTGTTTATAGCATTTTTTAGGTCTTCAGCACCACCACCTGTTTGAATAATACTCATTGCTGCCTCTGTTGCTACTCCAATCTCTGTGTCAGTATAATTAGCACCATAATTTACTTTTATATCTGTAGGCATATACATAGAAATTGCAGTATCTAATCTTGTTGTTGGTGCTCTTTCTATTCCAATTGTAGAGTTTTTATCACTTATTCTTGTTTTTTGTATTATAGGATTATGTTTAATTCTACCTGTGGTATCTGTTTTTAAATTACCAATTACATCTGTATAACCACTTAGAAGATTATTTGATGTTAAGTTTGCAAATGCTTTTTGTATAAAACCACCTACCTTAGTATCAAACTCTTTTATTACAGCAGGAATTTTTCTTTTTTGTAGTTCTTTTTGTATATTCATGGCACCTTCTGGTGTATCAGTTTCATCACCAAATTTTAATTTAGCACGATTTTGTTCATTAATAAAGAACATGATATAGTGTCCATTGTTTCCAATGCCAGGGTCAGCACCCACATCAATAGGATATGTCAACATCTTTGTTGATTGTTGTGTACGATTAATTGGTGCAGTTACAGATGAATCTGCTCCACCAATATCACCACTAATAACATTACCTATGTTACCAGCAACCCTTCTTAGATTTTTTCCTAGTAGTCCTGTAACAGCAGATTTGCCTTGTCTTTTGAATACATCAATTGCCATGTCTAAATAGTCCTGTAGATTTTATAGTATTTATAACGATTATGACATATAAAGGAAAGTTTAAACCAACAAATCCCACCAAATATAAGGGTGATGTGAGAGAAATAGTGTATCGTTCATCATGGGAATTAAAGATGATGAAGTATTGTGATACCACTAAATCTATTATTGAGTGGGGTAGTGAAGAAGTGGTGATACCATATGTATCGCCGTGGGATGGTCGTTATCATAGATATTTCCCAGATTTCTATGTTAAAGTTCGTGATAAGAATAGTAATATAAAGAAATACATCATTGAAGTTAAACCTAAACATCAATGTTCGCCACCAGAAAAAAGTCCTAAACGAAGAACAGGGGCTTGGTTCAATAAAGTTAGAACATGGGGTATCAATAAAGCAAAGTGGGATTCTGCAAAAGAGTTTTGTTTAGACCACAATATGGAATTTAAGATACTAACCGAAGACCATTTAAATCCTCGTTAAGCAATACTAACATTTTTTGTTATTTGATATATAGGGTCAGTATCAACACTAGACACAGCTTTAGAAGTAACATTTTTTGCATTACTGACTTTACTATTATTAACATTAGTTTGTATTATTGGTGATGATTGTGGTTTCATGACACCAAAGAGTTTATCTATTGCATTAGCTTGTATTTCTCCAGCAGTTAATTGTTTCTCTGCTGGTAAATCAGAACCCATTGTACCCTCTGCAAATAGGTCATCTTGTTTTTTCTTACTATCTGCCTCTGCCTTTTTCTTAGCATCTGCTTGTTTTTTAATTACATTTTCTTTTTCTATTCTTTCTGCATTTGCTTCTGCTCTGCCTGTTTCAAAAAGTGGCACATCACTATTTGTAACAAAATTGTATGCTGTAATAAATTTATTTGCAACTCCAGCTAAAGCATCTTTTATATTAGCAATTACTCTAGAGAATATTCCGGCAAATCCACCTAATTCTTCAAAGTATGATTTGATATCATCAAAGTAATAAACAATAGCAGCGACTATTCCAACAATAGCAAGGATAATTAATCCTATTGGGTTAAATAGTAAACCTTTTCCTAAACTCAATATACCTTTACCTAAAAATGTAAGGCCTTTCATCATAAAACCAATTCCTTTTGTTAAGAAGCCCATAGTTTTTGCCATAGCTCCACCTAACATAGCACCTGCTTTTCCAAATCCACTAGCAACAGCCAATGTTCTTATTCTAAACAAAGATAGAAGTCGTTTTGTTTTCATAAATCTTCCACCAAAAGCATTTTTCTGCATATCCATATACATAAATTTTATTCCATTAAATAATCCCATAAATGCAAACTTGGCAAGATTAAATAAAAGTTTTGGTTTTAGTATTGCAAGGGCACCAATAATAACTCCAAAATTATTTTTAATAAGTGCAATTAATCCATTTTCACCTGTTAATTCAAAATCAAATTTCATAATGTCATCAAAAAAATCTTTGAGTGCTGGTAAAAGAGAATCCACAATGAAACTAGTAATCTTTTGGAATTGTGGACTTTTTAGAAATTTTGCAAGAGCAAAGAATGCTACACCTGCTAGGATTGCTTTTAGTGCTGTAGGTGTTTCACCAACAAAATCTTTAAATTTTCCACTAATACCCTCTATGCCTTTCGCAATTCTTCCTAACATATTTTGTCCTTGTTTCTCTCTCCTTGCTTCCTCAGCAGCTTTTTCTTCCTCTAATGCTTTGTTTGCTTTCTTAAATGTGCCAGAATCTTTACCTATTGATTCCCCAAGTTTTTCTAAACTTGCTTCTCGTGCTTTTATGTCAGCGTCAAAGTCTTCTTGTCTTTTTTGTTCTGCAAGAGATATGTTTTTTAGGATTGCTACTTGTTTACTTCTTGCTTCTTTTGCATCTTTATCTATGCCAGCAGCTTTATCTATTTTACCCTGTTCCATTTTATTACGAAATTTTTGACCTTCAACAAAAGCGCCTATGTCTTCTGACATTTTTTGTGTGTAATTCGCCTGTTTAGCAGCGAGTTTTCCTTGTTCTTGTATCTCTTTTTTTGTTGCCATTATTTTTTACTAGTTGAACCTACATATAATCCAAACCAAGCAGCACCAGCACCTACGATTACCGATACAAAAGCAGATTGTGCGTTGGTTGGGTCAGGTAATGTCATAAACCACTCTGTTGTTCTGTAAAATGCAAATCCATAGAGTGTAATTAATAATCTAGGGAATACACGCCATCTATCAAAACTAGAGGCAGCACTATTATACCATGAACCTTGCTCTACTGTTGTAGTGGAGCGGTCTACTTCTACTATATTTACTGTTTTATCTTCACTCATTTTTTCATCCTTTGGTTTTCTTTTTCTATTCTTTCGTTTTCTTCTTTAATATGTTTTGATAATAATCCCATATATATCTCTCTTTCCCACGGCATCATATTATCTAACTCTGTTAATGAGTATTTATGATGTTGCATAAGTACAAAGTTACTTTCGTAGTGAGATTTTAGGCTCTCATGAGAGAGCCCTATTCTAAAAAATTTTGAAGACCCTCTAACAAAATTTCACTTTTTATTTTTGTTTTAGGGTTTTCTACTTCTACTACATGTCTTAACTTTGGCATAGTTTCAAAAAAATTCATTATTTTTAAAAACTGTTCTGATGATAATGAATCAATAAAATTATCTAATTCTTTATTTGATATATCTACTTTATTGTATATATTCTCACCAAAATGAAGTTCTTTTATACAATCTCTTACCACATCAAACATAATATCAGTTCTTTGGTCAGTAGCATAAATAACTGCTGATGATAAGATTGGATAATTAAGAACCATTTTTACATCATCTGTAATTTCAACAATATTTGCATGGTCATCTGTCATTTGTACTTCGATATCATTTAAGTCAAGTGTAAAATCAACTTTAGTTTCTTCATCATCTGGACAAGTAGCAACTAAGTCAACTTTTTCACCCACAGACTTTGCTCTCACTTTTAAGAAGATATATTCTGCATCAAATATCGGGCATGTTTTTGCATCTATTTTTCCAAAAGTACAACTATCAATTAGTGATGATACTGCGTTCACAATTTCTTTTGAATCTTTTGATTCTTGTGCTAACAATAAAGTTTTTTGTTCTTTTACCAAAAAAGGTCTATATTGTATATCCTCTCCTGTTGATGGTAATGTTAGCGTATAAGTTTTTGTTTCAAGTTTAGGTAAAGCCATGATTTTTCACTCCAATTGTTATAATCTACTTAATACTTTAGGTATTCTACTTACTAATTTTCTCTCTACTTGATTTGCAAGTACTCCTTGCAATCTATCTAATAATGGTTTGGGTAAACTTGCCTCATCTGTTAAGTTTTTCCAATATCTGTAGGTAAATGTTACATCTACCTCTTGTACATTTCCTGCTTGACCACCATCTAGTGCTTGTTCACCAATACTTTTTGGAAAACATTCAACTAATTCACAACCATATCTTCTATTTCCTCTTTGGTCTAATTGGTATATTTGAATTGTTCCTGTATAATCATCATAATAATTTACTGCAAATGTTTGAGGATTGTATGCAAGTCTTTGCCAAGTTTCAAAAAACTTTTTTTCTCTCATATCATTATGACAATAAAACTTGCCAGTAATATCTCCATATGTAAATCCATCTACAAGTTCTCTTGTTGGGCCATAAATATTTTCATCTGTAGTTGTTGTTAGGTTTCTGCCTGGAAATGCAATTGAATGGCATTGATAAGACACATCTCTAGTATCTCCACCACCCACTTGACCTAATAATGTTTGTGTGAATAAATTAGTAGATGCACCTACACCACCTGTTCCTCTTGTTCCTGATGGTGGTAAAAATAACACTTCATATTTTGAAGGAAATGCCATTCCATCATCATCATGAAATGATGACAACAGTTCATTTAATACTGCTGAAGAACCTGCTTCTATAAAACTTCCAAAATCCATTAAACCATTCCTCTTGATTTTCCAAATATATAATTGTCTGATTGTTTCTTAAATCTTTGTACAGGTAACAATGTTGCAATCATAAATTCTTCTGCTTCTACTTTTCTAAATTTAGACTTAACATAACCATTTAAGTATTTTTTTAAACAAGGTTTAATTAAATCTATATTTTTTAATCTATTATAATTTGCTCTAATTTCTGTAGAACTATCAAACTCTTTATTATTAGCAAAATCTGTTAATCTGTCTAATAATCTAATTCTCATAGGCACAGACAAATAGTGTAAATTAATTCCTAAAAACCCATTACTATATTGTTCAATAGGTAATACTAAAGGAAATGTATCATAATATGGCAACTTATCCTTTAGTTTAGGACTATATACAAACATATTTAGTAGACCAAAGGTAGGGGTTGATGTTCTTTTTCCATCACGAATTAAGTCAGAAGAACTTGGCGTACCAAATTCTTTAATTTTATTACGAAACCATGCGACAGATTGAGGTTTTTGACCTGCTGCTTTTAAAACACTATTGATGTATTGACTTCTTGCCATAGTGTTATTTATAAGGAATATATAAGAAAAGTGCCTCTTTCGAGGCACTCAATGATTTACTCTGCGAGTTTTTCAAAGTATGCTAATGTATCATCTTCCTCAACTACAGGTGTTTCCACTTTTGTAGTTGTAGGTTTTGTATCAACTTTAGGTGTTGCTACAGGAGCATCATCCATTGTATCAGCTACATTACCAACCTTTACAGTTCCAGATAGAACTGCATCAAGTCTTGTTTTTAACTCGTCATAAGATTTAAAGTTTGTTGGTGCAGTAAACTCTGCAAGAGAGTATTGCGATTGCCAAACTTTATCTGCTTCTGAATCATCTTCAAAAAGTTTTGATGTATCTTCGAACTCTGATTTATCATAGTTCCAGAAACCATCTACCTTTCTGATTTTAAGTTTGAAGTTTGCACCTTCCCAAAAATCAAATGGGTTGATTGCCTTTTCATCTTCAAACTCAGGCGACATAGCAGCAGTAATTTTGTCAAATATTTTCTTACCATATCTGAACAGAAATACTTTACCTTCATTTTCTGGGTGTTTAGTATCACTTACTACATAAACATTAGAGAAATACTGTAACTTTCTTTTTTGTTTACGAGCAATCTCTTTATCAGATTCTAAACCTGTATTCCACAATGCTGTATTGTGTTCTGATACAGGGTCTTTCTGATTAAGAGTTGTAAGAGAGTTTTCTATGTACCATTGACCTGTTGGGCCTTGAAATGCATGATTCCAAACTTTTGCCCACGGCAAGTCCTCACCTTGTACTGCTGGTAAGAAACGAAGTACTGCATAACCATTACCAGATTTATCTAGTTCTGGTTTCCACAATCTTTCGTCTACATAG